CCATCAGTTGAACCATAGTATCCATACATAACCTTTATTTCAGAAAAGTTATAAGGATTCTCAGAAAGAGATAAAGCCGATATCTTTGTTTCTGATGGAGTAGCTGAATATAGCACAGTCTCATCATTGCTGAATACCAATGTATTATCAACCAGATCCACCTTAATGCCAGGTCCAGCACTAATAGGCAGAGCAGATCCACCCCATGTACCACTGTTAGCAGTAACTGTGTCAATTACGTCAGTAGCAGATGCAGGCAATTCAGTCATGAAACCAGAAGGGTTAGATGCTGAATAGTAGTCACCGCTTGGCTGCAAACCAGATGTTGCCGAAGCAATATCTTCAGACCAATCTTTACCAGAAATTACGTCATCTGTAATGTCAATGTTAGCACCAGCAGAATATGTTGAACCACCACCAACTGCACTTCCAGCAATAGCAGTAATAGCAGAAGTAGCGCTGTCACATTCTATTTCACGTTTCTGAACGGAACCAGTAAGTGACCACGTACCCGAGTAAGCAGAACCAAATGCAGATGAATGATATGTAACAACATTATGTCCTGTTAAATATGAATATTCAATAACATTTCCTGAGTCGTCAGTTGATTCTGTTCTAACGATACCATTTCTGGCAGTCAAACCATCCATTTGAGCCTTAATATTTTGTCCAGAAATGCCAATGTAAATTCCGAAACCATCAGCACTTAGTAAAGGTGCACTACTAAAGCTAGCTGAAGCTATGATTGGCACGTATGGCGATAACAGAATGTTTGGCTTAGGAGAATCTAAACCAGCAATAAGTTGTGAAGGAGCAGGTGGTTTTGTAGTATCCCAAACAACATTACCATTATGGTCATATCCTTTAGCTGCAGATGCTTCTATACTGAAACCTGCACCTGAAGCATTTCGCGCTTCAAATTTTGGTGAAGGGATTTGAACTGTTTGGCTGGTTGCATAATTAACTGCTAATTGAGCAGTACCTAATGATGTATTCTCAGATGAGAATTGAAAACCACCTCCACCGCCACCAGAAAATACTTCGGTGCGACTGTTAATACCAAAATATGAATCATTATTAGTTGCTGTTATGCCATTTGCTGTAAAACCACCAGTATTAGCAGTTACTGCGCCGCTAAGATTTAAGTTTTGCTTGTTTATTCCCACACCTGAACCATAAATACCAGCAACATTGTAGAAACTATCGTCATCAGCGTAAATTGGGTTTGCTGATGGTCGATTCTCATATTCAACAACGCCAGACGTAGCAGCCTTACCAGAAGTAGCGGACTCAACTTCCTCGTGTGTAGCAAATCCACTTACTGCAGACTCAGGTACTTCAGTCAAGTAACCCTGTTCGCCGACCCATTCTTGAGTAGCGTATCCATCAAGTGAAGGAATTGCCGATGTATCAGCCTTACCGCTCACTGCAGCAACAACATCATCAACAGTAGCAAACTCACCAGATACAGAGCTGAATGCAGATGTATCCAGCTTCTGTTCCAAGGCACTGTGAGCGTCCTTGTCATACACGGGAATAGCAGATCCCGCAGATGTAATGCCTGTAAATTTCTTAGACATAAATTAAACTCCTTATACTGTATCTATTCTTCATAGTATCGTTGACCACGCCAATAGTAAGCGTCCATAGGTGATCCATCATGATAAATCCTTTCAGACCACAACTGGAATGGTTGCGTTGCTTCAATAAGAAACATTGAACGCTTTGAGCCAGATACCATTACAGGATTGACTATTGGATAGAAGTGTTTAGAAATCTGGCTTCCATTCATAGATGAAACGATACTGTATGACGGATCATCAACGAAAGTTCCTGTTACTGAAGCACCGGCTGCTATTGATATACCAATACCAAGTTTACTGTTTGTTCCTGTTACCATCTTATAGTCATGTTGTCTGTTATTTACGATACATCTTGTGTTGTTTGCAGAACAGTAAAGATAGTACTTATTTCCTGACTGCAAAGAATCAACACCCACAGGATCATAAATATGTCCGTAAGCTTCATATCCTGGTGTTGGTCTGTATACCTGTCCACCTGATGCATAGTGATAGATTGACCAATAGTTAAGTTCATACTGGTCAGTTGGCGTAATCACAGGTACATACTCAGAAAACGACAGACGCAATAAGTGTCCGTCGTGTATGTATGGATGTTGATTGCTATGCTGTGCTATTCCACTTTCTGAGATGTAAGGCATATTAGATATCCTCGATGATTGGTGTATAGTCAATGTCTGCGCCAATAGCGTCTACATAAACAACGTTACCTTCTTTACGGAAGGATACGCCTTGTCCAGCAGACAGATCATAGACGCCTTGAAGTGACTCGATAGCAGATACTGCAGAAGCATCAAGACCAATCTTATCGGTTGTGTTATTCACGACGACATGATTTTCACCGGAATAGACCTTGCCGAGCTGACCAGTAATGCTTACAATATGATTCTGAATCTGAATGCCGTTGCTGCCAGAATAAGGCGTTACGTCATCGCCAGAATGAGCAGCAGTATAAGCAGTAAAGTCACTAGCTGAAACATAGTTGCCAGAAGGTTGGAACGTGCCTGACGCTGACCAAGGCATGTAAGGTTCCAATGCAGAAGGATCCACTCCACCAGCAAAGGATGATCCGTTATAACCTGAGATCTTACCGTCTTCACGAAACTCGAGCTTATCTGCAGACATCAAGCCAGACAGATTCTGATGAGCAGTGAGATAATGTTGGTCTTCTACCCAAGTCTTCGTAGCGTAACCGTCAGGAACTCCAGTAATGAATCCCGATGGGTTAGAAGCAGGATAATATGCACTCAGATCACTAGACAAAGCGAATTGACCAGATATACCAGATACCACGCCAGAAACGATTGGAGCTGCTATTCCACTGACTGCAGAGGTTATAGCTTCGTCATCAATACCAATGATTGTTGCTTCCTCGTCGTCTTTAACGAAGTAAAGTGGTTCTTCAACGCCGAGAGGCTTATGATTGGCAGAGATGAGACGTTCTTGATTGTTTACGACGACTGGCTCAATGCCGTTATAGTCTTCGCCTTTGGCATGTAAATTGAAGACAACAGTCTGTCCACTCAATGACTTATCTACAGAAATGGTATCGTCGCCTTTGATACCAATGCTGTATGTATCATCAACGGGCACAGCGTCAAGCAGTTCTTTGTCATAGCTGAACTGCTCTTGGCCATACTTATCGCAGAATACCAATGTATAAGAATAGTCAAGTGAAGCGAAGACGGAACAGCGACCTTCGTTATCAAGTATGATAGGATTAGAATTTTCTACATCGCCTACTGGGTCAGAATAGGTTGTTGCCAAAGCTGTTCTGCCCTTGTAGTAAACGTAGACCAAACCACCAGCAAGAATTGAGCCATTCTTATACTGGGCTTGGTTAGACAATGGAATGAGTTCTGCTAAAAGCATTTTTCCTCCTTAAATTACCTTTCCGATAATTCCTCTGTTATGGTCACCATCACCGCGCTGAACGATTCTCAAGTAGTCACCCATTACGATAATTGCGTGAGAGAACCAGTCGCCATTATTGATAGGATCATCGATTGACTTAGGATACATGTACCATACTGACTGAATGAACAAGTCATATGACAACGAATCATACGGTGAGTTAACCCAAGAATAGTACTTCACCAATGTACCATTTTCCTTGATACCAGATTCCATGTATGTATTCAGTACTGATGATGTTGAGCTAGAACGGTTACATACCATTCGTTTCCAAGCACCGCCATACTTATAACCCTTATAGTCTTCAGAAAATTCAACAGTAGTATAGCCAGTGTCATTAGATGTAATAACGATACCGCGAGCAGTATCATCAGGACACTGACCAACGTTGCCAGAATATGTAATATCCTGATGAACAGGAGCAACGAATGTCTTGCCCCAGTTGCTGCCAGTTCTATTCTGCCAGTATCTCATACGCAAGCCTTCAGAGTTGCCAGCGAAGGTATTTCCGATGATTCCCCATTGAAGCATGCAGTCGTAGCAGTTGTCATCGTCAAACTTGGTGAATTCTATAGGATTGTTGTTGTTCAAGACGCTGTTCTCAATAGTTACTGAACCGATGTAATAGACGTTATCAGTCTTGTGAGGATAGATCTTGATAGTATTGTTGTTAGTTACGCAGCGCTTCATAGTGAGACGCTTCAATGAATACATTGCATTTGTCTGGAATGTGCAGTTGGTAAACTCAACGTAAGCATGGTCCTGAGTGTTGTTGCTGTTGGTATAGTCTAGACCGAAACCGATGTATGAGTCAGTAGCGATGATCTGCATGCTAGACGATGTCCAAGTAATGCCGCCAAAGACTCTAGAATTTTCTATCCAGAGTGCAGCGATAGACGGAGCTCCATAGAATGATACTTCGGAGTTCTTGATAGTGAGATAGCGTCCACCAACAGAGATTGAACCAGCATGAACGTTATCCAATGTAATGTCTGAGCCGCTGCCGTTACTGATTGTGATAGAATCTGCATAGACGTTCTTAATATCTGTGAAACCAGAAAGGTTGACAGAAGTTACTTTACGTCCAGCAAGGTCAATAGCTGTAGTACCGTTTGCTTGAAGAGCTTTGACGTATACCAAAGGATCTTGGAAGTTGATAAGATCTAATCTGTCTACCAATGTGCCTCTAGCAATGATGTTGTTTACGAAGTCAAAGTTAGAAGCACCAGAAATAGCGAACCAAGTGTCTTTGATTGCAGTGTTAGTAAATGTCACTTTGTCGTCTTTGTTCCAGAATTTCTCACCAACGAAAGTACAAGAAGAATAAGTTACTCGACCATTAGTGCCGTATGTAAGAGGAAGACGATTCTTACCAATGATTGTCTTGTTGGATACTGTTACGTTGCTATTGATTTGAGAAGATTCTGCAAAGTTTGTAGTAGTATCAAAGACCAATGTATCGGCACCGCATGTAAGGAATGCGTATGCAGTACGGAACCATGAGGAGTGAGCAACCACATCGTTTTGAGTGAAATGGAAATCAGCAACTGGGAATGAAGGATCTCCAATGATGTCAACTGTCGGACAGTCAATTTCTGCAATAAAGTATGTTGCTGCGTCCATTTGAAGCTTCTTGTTAGTTACGAGAGCAACAGAAGAAGACAAATATGAACCAGGAACGAAATAGATGCCAGGAGCTGTAGGCTTCTGTGCTGTACCAACTGTAGCGACGTAGTTGAGCAAAGCGTTTATTGTGGATTCGTGACCAGGATAGACGCCATAGTATGTTGATGGCAAATACTCACCGTCAAAGATAAGGATCCAACGACCAGTATCGAGTTCAGGATTCTTTACGATATAACCACCATCAGCGTCTTGAACACAGTTAGGATCCCATACGTAAGTACGAGCTTCACAGTCTTTATCTGTCCAATAGCCAATTACTGTTACTGCGCCGAGTTCAGGATTTGCTTGTTCGAGTCCAGAATAGCCATAGACGAGCGTATCGTTATGAGCGTCGTCTGAAGTAAATGCACCGTACCAATCCCTGATGAAATCATAGCGAGCAAGAGTTGAGTGAGTGAGAGGATCCATAAAGTCGCCCATGTATTTAGAAAGGCGGCAATATGCAAGCTGGGTTACAAAGTATGTATGTTCTGGTCTTGATTCGTTATTGAGATAGATCGGATTAGTTGCAGCAACGTAACGGTCATTCTGTGCATCGTATGTAAAGACATCGATTGGATTAGAAGAGATCGGATTGAGCACTTCTATCTTTGCATTCGGAATGATCTTGCCATTTGTATCAAGGACTAGATCTTTCTGTGTTAAAATTGGAATGTATGTCATTTATACCTCCGGAATGACAATTTGAGGTTGAGCAGCTTTTGCTTCTTCCTTCTGGAGAGACAAGGCTTCTTTCTCAACGCTCATTTCTGCTTTAGCAACTTCTGCCTGTGTCTTTGCTTGTTCAGCTGTACTTGATTCTTTTATCTGAGCCTCAAAAGCAATGCGCTCCATATCCTGCTGGTGCTTGAGCTTAGACAAAGCAATTTCTCTATCAAGGCTGTATGCGTTGAGTTTTTCGTTCTGCTGCAATTCTTGTACTTGCTGCATGAGCTGAGCAATTTGAGCGTCTTTCTGCTTGAGTGTTTCATCTGCTTGCTGCAACAAACCTTGTGCCTGAAGTTCACCCTGAGTAGGAGCAGGCTGGAGCATCTTTCCGAGAAGTTCAACGTAAGGGTTGTCATTCTCGATATTGATGTTAGCAAGAAGGAGCTTTTGACGATCTGCGTCTGTAGTAACGAGAGCAGCATATTGCTGGAGAGCAACGCGAGCTTCTTGTTTCTGCATAGCCTCATCAGGACCTTGAACGATTTCTACCTTAATCTTTCCATACATTGGCTGTTGATATGTATAGTCAGCGAAGACAAGACCAATAAGAGAAAGAGAATAGCGAAGGTGCTGTATGTAGTTACGAATGTTGTTGTTAAATGTTTTAAGGTTAGTTAGAACCTCTGTAGCCGTCTTAGAAACGTCTGTTTCAAGTCCAGTGGCTGGAATACCGACTACGCTGTTTGTAAGGCCTAGAGCATTCTGCATGAGCTCAGAAACATCTGCAAACTCGATTGTGTTAGAGAGTCTTTCTGGCTTATTGAGTTCTCTCTTGCCATCAGGCGACCATTTGTGGTACATCAATAGCGGGTTCATTACCTTGTCAGAATTCTGATAATACTGTTCGTAGTTCTCGATGGATTCTGCTTCCGTAATCCATGTGTTCTTCGGAACCTTAGCACAGCGAATAAGGAGCTGTCTATACGAATAGTTGATAAGGCGCTGAATAGCACGCATGATTGTCGTTACGCCTTCATAGGTAATCTTGTTGTCGTCCCATGTCTGTTCACCGAAGAGAGGCACAACAGGAATGTATGAATAAGGAAGGGTGCCGCTTTCAAGAATGTTATCGCCGACCATCTTGTAATATGTAACGGTCATTTTGTCCTTGACGTAATATGTTACGACAGGAGCGAATTCTTTGCGGTCATATTCTTCTGTGATGTCAACGGAAGGATTATCGAGAGTCATGCCCTCGCCATACTCGTTGCGAATCCATTCCTTTTTCTTAAGCTCGATAATGGCGCATTCAGTAGCGTCTGCGTGGTTGAGCTTAGTAGCGTTAGGATCTAGACGAACGTTTGTTACGTCAGAGATAGAATAAAGGAGTGGCTTTACGGAACCGTCAATGTCATAATCGTTTGAGAAGACCAATACACCAAGACCGGTACCAACTTCGTTAGTCAATGCCTCTATGGTTGCTGTGCAGTTGTCAGGATTGTTAAGAAAGTCCTGACCGCGCTTGGTCATGTCATCAATAATAGAACCATCAAGTTGACGGTACTCCCACTGATAACGATAAGGTGTGTATGAGTTGACGATGGAACGAATTGCGTTCTTTACGACGTTAAGGTGAGCGTTCTTAAAATCATTTCCGAGGACTGTTCTGTCTTCGTCAAGATACTGCTCGCCGGAGATAAAGGATCTGTCTTTCTTAATCTGTTCAAACAGATTCTTATAATGCTTGTAAGAAGCTTTCTCGAATTTACGGAACTTCTTAATGATATCTGTATTTTCCATGTTTAGACCTCAATAAAAGGTGGCGCGGTAACATTGAATAGAAAGTTACCAACGCCATATTTATCAAGGTACTTAAATCAATGGAGTCATTACTTGGCTGTTATCCATTGCAGACAGCAAGTTATTGGTATGTCCGTTTGACTCTAACCAACGATTCTTATCATTGAGGTAAGAATACTGCCAGTTACGGACCTTGTTATAGTTGTCTTTCTTGCAAAGGTCCTTTAGTTTTTCTTCAAGCTGTTCCTTTGTGATATCCTTTGGACATCTGCAGTCTGGGTGGATATCTTCATAAGGTGAGTTAGGCCAGTCAGATCCAAGGAATACTGCACCGATAGCACAGGACTCGATGAAACGAAGGTCAGACTTACAACGGTTAAACTCATTCTCTGTCAAAGGAGCGATAGCAAAGTCTGGCTTGATAGACATTACTGTGCGTGGGAATGAGTTACAGTCAACCCAAGGAACAAACGTAATCATATCCTTGATTTCCTCAAAGAACCAAGGTAAAGCACCCATACAGACAAAGTTAATCTTGCCTGCCTTTACGTTCTTGACAATGAAGTCAATCCAATCTTGAGACCAGTCGCCTCTCAAAGGAACGACACCATTTGGGAACTGTGGGTTAGGCGGGATAGGATTACGATAGTGCTGAGGGGCGCCGGAATAAAGAATAGTCGGAACCTTGATGTCCTCGGTAATATCTGGCTTTCTATCATTTGACCACAAGAATCTTGGAATGACGTTCTTGACAACTCTGACTTTCTCAAAGCCAAACGTATCCTTCAAAGATTTCTTTAGCCATTCTGTTGAAACGATAACTTCATCAAGAAGAGGCAAAAGCTTGGGCATCTGCTTGTGAAGATCCTCAAGTTTGCTGTTCAAAGATGCTTGGTTATATTCAGGAATGCCTTCGCCGTGAGAGATCCATGTCAAGTCATCAAATTCTGCAATGAGCTTGTAATGAAACTGTGGCTGTGCTGCCTTCAACTTTCCCAAGATAGCAATGTCTTGGTCAGAAATTGGACGCTGCCAGATAATTGCTCGTGTTCCTGACAACCAACCGCCATCAAGAATTGGATTAGGAAGCAAGATAGGTGTGATACCTGCTGCTTCTGCTACACCAGCAAGAAATGCACTGTTCCAACGAAGTCGGACGTGGCTGCAACCTGATGTGTCTCGGTAAATGAACTGAACTATAGCGCCAGGTGGGTTAAAGCTCATCATGTTTTGTTCTCCTTTGTGTTTAATCTTTCCATTGCTTCAAGATAAGGAATAAGACGCTCGATTCTCTTGCGCCATTCCTTAGGTTTTGATTTTAGGAAGAAATAATGTATGACTTTATGAGTCGCGTGATTAAGGAATACGAAGTGGGACTCATCTGAAAGATCTTCATAATGATCTTCATCTAAATCTAGGTGGTGTAAATTAGCTTGACGAGTGAGCTTTGCACCAGTAACTGGGTCCACCTTCTGCTTTTCTCGAATCTTATGGCGAAAATCCTTCCATTCCTTAGACGCACGAAACTTAGTCTTGCGTTTCTGGTTATTCATTTGTCCTCCCGGGATATTTATAAGACGAAAAAACCCTCCAGCGTTAACTGGAGGGGTTGAGAATTTGGAAATGATAGGAATTAGAATTGGATACGGTATTTATTACTCATAATCTAATCCCGCTCTTTTGATTTCTTCTAGATGTGCTTGCTTTTTTCGTTTTGCATCTATCTCTGCTTGGTGCTGTCCATAGTAAATCAGTTCTTCAGCAGCACGAGCAAACTTTCTTAGTCTTACTTCTTTTGGTATACGCTGAATGTCATACTTCGTAAATGTATAGTGAACGATTCCTTCCCATTCGCCTTTCTCACTGGTAGCATTGAGACGGATGTAGCTAGTCAATGACTCTATGTCAGAATAGTCATCTATCTCAAAGTGCGTACCAGGATAGAACTGGTTCAAAGCAAGTTCATATTCCTTTAACTCAAGGTTTTTCTTGTTGAACGGTATCATAACGGTTTCCGTTTTCATCGTAGAACTGAGGCCATCTTGCGTGCTTGATGTGTGCCTTCCATTCCGGAGTCTTTTCTATGAACTTTCTTTTGATGGCTACCAAATCTCTGTTGTTCTGGTTTTCATCTCTTGTTACGAAATGAAGATTGTCGATACGGTTGTTGAGAGGGTTTCTATCAATATGGTCAACTTCAACCTTATCGCCTTCTTCATAGATGCCATGTGCCCATAGCTGAAGACGTCCCATATTCAACGGGAATGCACTACGCTTTTCTCTGTTATAGACAGAATAGACTGCTGAAAGAACATAGCCGGACTTGTTCTTCATGATGTAAGGTGTCTTAACGCCGAATCCTCTACTATTAGCAGGCGTTTCGTTGTAGATGTAGTTTCCGCATTCTGAAATCCAAAGGTTGACGTGGTCATAGCGCGGATCTATAACCTTTACTTTGTTGAACTTGACGCCTTTGTGTGACTTCAAGAATGCCTTGATGAATTGCTTTTGCTGTTTTGAATAGTCCATTTTCTAATCCTCATTTTTGAATGTAGATGGTCATCGTGTTACTTTTTAAATTGAGAATAAGAAGACCATTTTCTTGTTTCTCAACATAGTATCCTTCCATTTTCTTATACTGTGTTGCTGTAGCATGTATAAGATTTAGTGGTTGTCTGAAAACTTGGAAGGTTCCTTTCTTGAAATGACGTTTAATCATTTTGCGGTAGTCTTTCTTGCACATATTCTTCTCCCATGTTTTGCTTTAGTATTTGTTCCTGTTTTAGCAAGTAATCTCTGTATCTGTTTTCCCGATAAGAATGTAGAGTTTCTTATAGAATCTTCTGGCTGAAGTTTTGCCCAAACTGATTTATCATTTGTTAAGTCAATCTTTGCGTCCATTTCCATTTGGAAATCACACATCCAAGCATCAAACGCATTTGCTTTAGTGTATGTGTCAATGTATTCACGCTGTTTCTCAAATGGAACAAACATTGCTATTGTCCAAACGTCTGTAGCATATTGAGCAAGATTTTTAGAAAAGAACTTTTTCAATTCGGCAACATAATCAGACTGTCCTTCTAAGTTCTTTTCTAAAATAAGAATAGATTTACGCAACTCATTGATGTATATGTACTTAGGATCTTTAGGGTCCATTTCTAATACTTGAAACGGTGCTGTTTCGCCTTTTGTTTTCTTATTCATAAACAAATGAAGCATGCCGGACATTGTTGCGTCAAGTCTTTTCACGGGCAGCTTATTTACTCCTGTTAATCTACAGACTGTCCAGTTCCATGTCAAACCTACAATGATCCTAAACGCATGCTTAATTTTATTCTTATCTGTAACTCTATTGCCGTCCTTCTCTTGTGAATAATAGAGATGAAACAACGGCAAGCCGTATAATTCTGGCTGTATGTTGTGATTGTATTTCAACAATTTTGAGTAATTGTCGCATACCCAGCCATATTTCAAATCTGTTTCCATGTATTTACCTTTACCTATATACTATAGTGGGAGCCTCATGATTTCCCATCCCCTCAACGGTACTTTCAGAGGCTCCCTTAGGTAAGGTAAACTCTTTAAGATGGGGATTGACTACCATTTGAGGGGTGGTTTCTCGCCTTCCATCCACAAAATATTTATATATGAAATATAACAAAAACTTCATAAACTGTCAATAGTTTTTCAAAAATTTATTCCAAAGGTTCAGAGCCGCTTCGCGGCGACTTGGCTGCCAATAGCAAATGGAGCTGCGCTAGCAGCGATAAGTCTGGGATACTGTCAATTTGGACACTTTAGTGGACAACTGGACAGTATGTATTATAATTCTATTATAATATACTATGTCCAGTTAGCAGTAAACTACTAAATTGACACAGTTCAGAGTAAATTTGCTATTGAAAGCGGACCGTAAAGCGAACTGGACAGTCCATAGATAGAAGATAGATACTGTATGGCTAGTTACAGAAATTTCAAATGCGACAGTTTCAAATATCATAAGGTTGGAGATCTTTATCAGATTGACAGCCAGTTCCGTATCATGCTTGAAGACGGACAGTACCGTTACGTATTCACTATCTACCCGGGATTCCGAACTGATGGCGGCAGCATTCCTTTCTTGTTCAGATGGTTCGCTAAGCCTTGGGATCCCGAGAATCTTGAATACGACGCTTGTTTCATTCTTCATGACGCCTGCTACGCTAGCGGGTATGTCCATCGAGATATAGCAGACGATATGCTTAGAAGCGCCTTGAGGGACATTGGGATAGACAGATTACACGCTTCCACGATACATTGGTGCGTAAAAAACTTTGCTAAATCTCACTATGAGAAAGATGAGAATGCAGATTTCGTCAAATTTCAGATGTTTTCGTTGTAAAAACTGATTTAGAATCTTGTCTATAGTCCCTGGAATGACTTCTACGTCATTTTTACTATCTAACCAATATATTTACCCATCAAAAATTTAAGACGATTATAAGACGTTTAAAACACAAAAACTCCGGCAGCTTTCGCCACCGGAGACCATTTTAGGAGATTATCAACCGTCCATAAAAATCTTATTTGACTTGCTGACTCTGAGGAACTGGGTTCATCGGAGAGGGAAAGTTGCCAGTCTTCGCGAACTTCAACCAATCCCACCACTTCAAAGTTCCGCCTGCTGTCTTATACTGACGGTAAGGTGCCTTGTACTTGGAAAGACCTGCACTGCCTTCTTTATGACGGGTATACTTGCGCTTCTGCTTCTGTTCGGTCGGGACTACATTTCCCGGGACAACAGGAGTCAGAAGGAACTGTTCCTGTGTTTCAGCAGGCATCATCTTTGCGAGGAATGCATCAATCCTCGGAAGATTTTCAATAGGTTGCTTGTCAAAGCTAGAAGCGAAAAGTCTGAGCTTACGCTTTACCTGTTCAATGTAGTTGACGAGTTCTTCGTTGTTGGAAATTGCCATAGTGTGTTTCTCCTGTGTTCTTTGTGTTGTGTTGTTACTATTGTGAGTATTGTTAGTGTTGTTAGTATTCAATTTACCTGCTGCTCTACGTTCATTGATAGAGTCAGCTAATTTCTGACTGCCTTCTTTCGTCATCTTATACGGATGACGCCTCTTAGCACGAAATGCTTCACGTTCTTCTGGAGTCATATTTGCGAAGTACTTCTTACCAGCTTCAGAAATCTTTCTTGCTTTCTCTGCCTTAGATTCAGGTGTGAAAGTTGGAGGTGCTCTCTTTATGCCTTTCATGAAGACAGAGATAGCCTCTTTCTGTTCAGTAGTTAATGTCCATCCGCCTCTGCCCATAGATTACCTCACTAAATGGCGCTTGAAGTAGCCCCAAAGATTTAATGTTGAATTAGGTTCAACATCAATAGATTCAAACTTAGTCTCACGTACGCCGTACTTGTCCTCAGCTGAAATAAAGCAACCACTACGTCCGACAACTATTATCTCGGATTCATTCATATTTAACTGGTTAATAACGCCTATAACTCTTGTACTATCATTCTTATGAATTAATGCTACCTTTCCATTGCTACAGTAGAAATCAACACGGTTATCGTCATTATAGGTAAATTTGCAGTTCTTCAGATCATCAATTCGCTGTTCAGCGATGTCTTCGCATTGATTTGCGTGGGTGAGAGCAGCGACGGCGAGAATGGCGATAAGAAGTTTCTTCATTGTTAGTTCCTTATTGATTTGTTACGTAATAAATTTAACAACTTTCGCAGTAGTTGGCAACCCCAAATTGCTGAATTATTTCAGTAATATTACACTTTCTATCGTCATTTGCTGATATACTTGACAATTATACAGTACGTGGGAAATAAAGGATTCTAAGACGAATATTACACAAATAGTGTAATAAACTGACGTAATTTGCCTAATTTAAGGACCATTTCTGCGCTGCCTGCCAGATTTGGAAAGCTTTCTGATCTTTCTCATAGTCAGCAATACTCTTCAGTACAGCAGGATCCTTTGCTAATTCTTTATTCAGTTCTATGAGTTGATGTCTATTGTCCCAATAGTTATTCCAACTCCCCATGTCAACGATACCATAGATGTCTGTAATTCCTGTTCTGAAGCGTAGTTCATTAATGTCAGGATCTGGCTCATTCATATTTACACGTTCTCGTGCTAACTGTCTGAAATCGCCGGAATCAGGATCTACGATGAAGAAGAACTTAAATTCTCGACCTTCAGCAATATCAAATCCTTTAATCTTTACGGCCATCATACACCCTCTTTCCATCTATAACTTTCCAATGACGACCTTTCATTGCTCTACTAATAGCAGCACGGTGTTCTGCTGATGGACTAAATGTTCCGTGTCTTACTCGTCCACTATTGTCTCGAGAACAGTTAGAGATTGCCATTCTCATGTTACGAATAGCAGCGGGGTTCCAGCCTTTCTCAGAATAGTATGTCTGCACGGCATCTATGATACTTTGCTTAGTGTATCGCTTTGTAGCGCCGAACTTATGCCTTACTGCCTTAAGTGAGACAGAATAGCAAGGTGGGATCGGATCATCGCCTGTAAATTCATCTAGAAATTCCTCAACAGATGTATAGTCAACAATTTCTGTATTAAGATTGTTCTTTCTGCTCATAGTATGTACCTCTTGTTAAAGTTAAGAAATGCGGCCATTGATGTTATCGCCGGCCGCAGGCTGAACCTCAGGAGATTGTAATTATGCGAATTAGATGGTTGGATAGTTGGAGAAACTTTATAAAGGAAATAGAAACTAGAAACCAACTACCCAACTATCAAATTCGTGGAAGTGAGTGGACCAGGAGAAAATGGCAAATTCCTAATCCACTCACTGTTATTTAGCAATGGTTAATTCTCTTCAGGAGCAACACCGTCCCACTTGACACGGTTATTGCAGAATTTATCTTCTGGCTTCTCTTTCTTACGTTCGAGCCAGACATTCCAATTCAATGTACCATTCTCAAACTTGCGAGACAATTTGTTAGCAAGTTCTGTTGCGAATTCTTCATCAGAATTGGTATCTTCATCTTCTGAAATCTTCTTTGTCAACTTCTTCAAGTCTTCATTTGTCATTCCACCCTTAAGTGCGAGATAGAACAACTTCTGAACTGTATCCTTGAGGTAATCACCAGTTGGGAGGAATACTGACGTGAGCAAGCTATTTGCAGAGAGGGTAACCTTGATAGAAGTCTTACCACTTTGTCCCTTGTGCTTCTCTAACTTAACAACCTTAGCAAGACCTTCATATTCAGCAAGCTTTGGTTTAGATACTCCGAACTGTTCGGCGTTAGTCATGATTTCATCAAATGTTGTCTTAATTGGCATATTCTTTATTCCTTTGGTCGGGTTAAATGATTTAAGCGTTGAGGTAACCACCCGTTCAATTACCAACGATAACAATATAACAAATTATTTATACTTTGGCAATATTCGCAACAGAAATTTATTCTCTTGTTTACTTGCGATGCATTTGCTGAAGCGCAGCGTTCACACAGTCGTCAATGTCACGTTCGAGATATCCGTCACGGCGTGCCTGTAGTATTACTTCACGTAGCATAGTATCGTTATGTGTCTTTATGCACCAGTTGATTGTCTTTCGCAAATTTAGAATGATGATCATTGTTCGTTTCTCCTGTATAATGTCTCAAGTCCTATCATACGCTGAAGTACATGCTTCATTGAAAGTGTCATGTACTTCTCGTATTGGTTGTATGTGGCAATCTTATCAGTAAGGTTCATTCTCGAGAAGTTGAATAGAAATTTCTTATCGTTCATTTGTAACTCCTTCAGGGTAATAGATGAACTTGCGGAAATGTCCATCAGGTTCAATTAGCATTGGTACTTTAATTTCTTTGCCTTCATCAATCATCTTTGCCAGTTCTGCGATAAGATAGATGACAGGCTTAGATTCATCCTTTACATCAATGTTATTCAGATCTCCACCGTTGTCCTTAATCACATTAGCAAGAATGCTGCAAAGACGCATTTGATTCTCGCCGCTGTAATACTTTGGTGACCATCTCTCAACAGCACGGTATTCATTCAAGAAATGTTCAATGACGAACCAAAGTTCTACGCCGTTCTTTGTTGTTCTCTTGTCAACTACGATAGAATGAATTAGCGATGTTCCCGTAAATCTGTAGTTAGTTGGCAAATCTGGGTGGAACGAACTAATCGGTTTAAGAAAGTTTGTTAAGTCCATTATTCCTCCTCGCTCCAAGACATATCATTATCATTGATTTCTTCGTGATTACCGGCTGTATGTAAATCCTCAAGTCGTTCGTTATTCTGTGCTGCCAAAGAACGAATGTATCTAAGTACAGGTTTCTGCTTTGAAGGATTGGACTCAACAAGTCCTCTCGCTTTACTCTTTGTCATGCCTTGCTTTGTGAAGTGAGTAATAACATCGTTGATTCTTGTGCTGATACCTAGAGAATTGATGATTGCCTTTCGTTCAGGCGTATCAATGAACTGAACCCAGCTAGCAGTAATTTCTTCAATAGATACGAAGTCCGATGCGCTTTCTGACTTAACAAAGTAACTATCAAAGAAGTCATCATAGAAGGTCTCATCGTCAGTAGCAATATCCATAGTGTTCTGAGCAATGTTAGATGCATCAACAGTGGCGCCATCTTTGCAGAGCTTGTCATAAGCGATCTTACATTCATACAAGAATTCTGGAAGTGACTTTCTCAATCGTTCTTCAAGAGTAGAGTCACCGTGAACGATTGCAGTACCGTTACTGAACTTCTTGATGTTGCCGTTCTCGTCCTTAGTAGTAATTTCTGCCTTAGCTTGATCGTTCATCTTCCACTTAAGAAGTATGATACGAGAGATTTCATGCAATGCAGAAGTATCAATGTTAGGAGCAATATTTGAACCAATGATAATCTTGATGTTCGGTCTATAGTTGAATGATCTCAATCCTTTACCTTCAACCGAGATTGTATCAGAACCAGTAAGAGAGTGAAGAGTTGATGTCTTGATGAAGTTAGCGTTCTTACAGTCACCCCAGATCATCAATCGCTTATCATAGTATGAATAAGCATCAAATCGTCCACCAATTGAGTTATCTGTCTTTGTGATAGAATAGACAAGATCTTGACGAATCAACGGAGTAAATACTGCATTCAAGAATGTTGATTTACCACTGTGTCCATGTGGGTCATAAAGATACATGATCTGACGACCTTTGTTCTTGTCATCAAATACGCCATAGATCCATGCCTTAAGTACATCAATTTCATCTTCAGTCAATCTGTTACGGAGCCATTGAGTAATGTATGATACGCTTTCTGGCTTGACCATCTCAATGCTGTTCAACTTATGGAACGAATAGTCTTCCTTAGACAGTGAGTATGGCTTAATGTCTGTTGTGTCAACAGTGTTAGAAGAATCCTTCAAAGCAAAGATATTATCTGTAAGTGCTTCATAGATGTCAATCAATTTGCCATTTGCTGAGAGAACAATCTTACCATCTTCGCATACATCATGCTTGATCTTGTCCTCAGTTACTACCGAGAAATTTCTGCCATAAGCACCAACTCTATCTGCTTGCTTACGAAGAATAATCGGAAAGAACGCCTTCAATTCCTTATGCATTTCATTCAATGTCTTAGCATTTAGTAAAGTTCCGAGCTGTTCATTTGTTGAGTAAGTCATATAGTCATCACCATAGAACATGTGAGACTTAATCAACTTGATGAGATTTGGTACAAGATGTGGTAGATTTGACTGCAACCAAAGGTCATTTAACTTACCAATAGCAGTCTGTTCAATCTTCCAGATAATATTTGTCTCAGGATTACGAAGGAATACGGAATTATCCTTGTCATCTTTACTGAACAGAAAGTATTGCTGAATCTTCTTATCAATTTCATTCAGCTTGGTAGTGTCTCGGAATTTATCAGTCTTAAGTGATAGACTTGCTTTGTTCGGACCTTCTTCGAAATTTGATTGAGTGGTCTCGATAGGAAGTACTTCAATAGTACCATTCTTTGTATTGTCAAATTGGCTTAAATCAATAGCCATCGGATTCTCCCAAATAAAGAAATGCAGTGAGCTGTCGGAGATCCTAGTAGAGACAGTCACTGCGTAAATGTAAACTTAACGTGTATTTCCAGGATCTCGTGTAATATTTATAACTTTACATTTCTGCAAACTTCATAAATACTGCTAATTTGTTCAATTAACGAAATAAATTTAACAATTAGTTCGCCGTTCGTTGGGCTCGCAAAGTTAATTCTTTCTCAGGGTCAGTACTAAATAAAGGTCAAATTTGTTCCTCTTGTTCCTCCTGTTCCTCGTGTGTTCCTCGGACCCAGGAACAGGTAAATCGTCAAATTTGACGTAATTTGCATCAATTTATGCAGTTTAGTGACAATTTCTGACTCTGTTCCTCTGTTCCTCCTATTTCCTAACTTCGGTTTCATCAGTCTAATTTAACTGGTCAAATAATTTATGGACTACTTAAGTTAGCAATAGGAATAACTGAGGAACAGAGGAACAGAGACAATTTCTGACAATAAATTAGTGAAATTACATCAAATTACGTCAATTTAGCCCAAATTTGTGTTCCTCAGTCAAAGGAACAGAGAAGGAACACGAGGAACAGAGTGGGCATATAAATACTGAGAAAGGAGTAATCAGCATGACTGATACAGAATTGACCACAAAGCTCGCTGAGTTAGAAAGCAGAATCTTATACCTAGAACAGCAACAGCAGCCCTTTGGTACTTGGAAGGAATATCCACCTACACAGGGAGCACCACAAGCATACACTGACCAAATGACACCTAGTTACCACGTTACCTATGAACATCCATAAATTTCTGATACATAGAAATGACGTTCGCTATCCTAATGATGCGATTACGTTCTTTAATGACAAGCCTGAGATTGGTATGATTGCCAAGTTCAGAGATGTACTGACATTCGCTAAGCAACACAAGTATGATGTAATTGAGATTATGCAGGCTAGGCGTCATCTCATGTATAAGTTAAATCCTGGTGTTGCGTACCCAGCAAATCTAATCATACATGCGTTGCATCATTCTGAAGAGAACATGGCTGACCAATGGAATACCTGTTACCCAGAACAGAAGGATCTGTTGCTGAAAGTAGAACAGTCTATGCTGGCAAAGTATCCTGAAATGCAGTCAGTTACAAGATGGTTCAACACGCATAAAGTGATATTTCCTCACAATATCTGTGTAATTTCCGTTCCATTCTTTGAAATGTATGTAAATTGGCTAGAATCTGTCTTGGAGATAGCAGAGATTCCCGGGAAAGATAAGATGTCTGACTTGATTGCAGAACGACTTTGGACTATCTGGTGCATTTACGAACAGAATAAAGGCGCACGGCTCATATCTGCTAACACGAAATGCTATGACAAAGAGACTGGTAAGGTAATCTCAACTACTGATGGTCTGTGATATATCTACTTATTTACATATAGAAGGAGTAAATATGAAGAAAGTTACACAGAAGATTGACTACAAAGACAGTTCATTGCATCAGGATTTCGCTGAAGTCAAGGTATTGCTCAGCATTCTTGTTCGTGACCTTGATACTGTAACGAAATTGATTAAGATTCGTTCAGGAGTTGATGTATGACGTTGTTAGAATGGACAAAGGATCTGCTCAAAGGTGGCGTTGAACTGTTCGCTGATGAGAAAGAGATCCAAAGTAAGAATGGTGCAGTACTTAATAGAGACTGCCGTAAGTTGAGAGAAGTATCATTGGGAGTCATTTCAACTTCTAATGCTGAAGAATGGTATAGAATTTGCCGTCTTAATTCACCAGTTGGAACAGTCATTGAACCATACATTCCGAGTGTATGGGAAGATCTCTATAATGACACAACTGCTTTGGTACGAAATGCACTAACCAAGTCACTCGTTGATGAACGTTCTGCAAAGTCAGCAAGTACTCTATTGAGTATTCTCTCCAGACGTGATAAGGATCATTGGTCTGAAGACAAAGGTAAAGTAACTGCAACTGTATCTGATAAAGAAGGCAAGACAATTAACTTATCATATCAGGTGATTTAATGAATTACAGACTTTGGGAAGATAAAGGCCACCCAGTAATTGCCAGATGGCAGAATGACTTCATCTTTAATAGGTACAATGATGATCTTGCTATCGCATGTACTGGCGTTGGTTGCGGTAAGACCTGTTCGCTTGCTATATGGATCGTGCATCAATGCATTGATAAGCCAGGAATTAAAGGACTTATCGTAGCACAGTCATTTGGTGCATTAGAGAAAGTACTTGTGCCTGAGATCGTTGCGTTCTGTTCATATCTTGGTATCAATCCTTATGTAAAGGATAGAGGTAAAGAGATTAAGTTCAGCAATGGTTCTGTGCTGTATGGATTCAGTGCTGAGAACCCTAATGCAGTGCTTGGTATGTCAGAAGTTGCATTGCTAGCAATCGACGAGGCAGCCTATTGTAACGAAGATATATACAACTACTGTTGTGACCGTATGCGTGGTTCTAAATACAAGCCAATGGTCAGACTTATCTCATCACCTTCTGTGCTTGGTAGAGTCGAGAACTGGTTCAGCAAATTGTGTAAGAAGTATCCAAATAATGTTGTACATGCTACTGTATTGGATAGTGTTGACTTGGTCGGTCCGCAATTCCTACAGAAGTTAAAGGATCGTTACGGCGAAGGAACGAACATTTACAGACAGCAAGTACTTGGTGAGATCTTTGACACAGATATTGCTTCTCAGATCATATTCCGAAGTGAGTTCCCTACATTCAAGCGAGACGACAATTCTGGCCTATACTTTCTTGGGTATGACGCGGCTGGTCTTGGTGCTGACTTCAATGAGATCGTTGTCGTTGACAAGTGCGGAATGGTTGACTACAAGGAGATGCGTGAAGCAGATACATTCCAGATAGTTGACGCAATCAGTACATATCATGGTAAGTTCAACATTCAGAATATGTTCGCTGATGGTACTGGCGGATATTCCAAAGGACCATGCGATGTAGCGAAAGATAAAGGACTAGACATTACAGGCATTAACTTTGCTCAGAAAGCATTTGACTTCAATACTTATCCAAATGCTAGAACAGAGATGTACCTGGAACTGGCAAAGGCAGTAAAGCAAGGATTCTGGGTAAATGACATCGTTAAGGAAGAGATGCTTGCTCAAGCTGTTACGATTAACGGCAGAGGACTACAAGCACTGGTACCAAAGGAAGATGTCAAGAAAGTATTGGGCCACTCGCCTGACTTATGTGATGCTGTGGCACTTGCTGTATATGCTATGAATCATACCGATCCTATTCCTGGTAAGATGAGTCAGAAAGAGATGGATAAAGTTGCAGAGGAGTACTTAGCATGGCACGATTATCTGTAAAGGAGATAGAATGGCGTTAGACTGTACAGGATGCAAGGCTTACTGCTGCAGATACATCGGAAATATCTTTCCAGAGCTGGATAGGGGTGACTGTGCCTGTATTCATTTAACAGCTGAGAATCGTTGCGATATCTATGAGAACAGGCCATTTATATGTAACACCGATAAGATTTACGAGAAGTACTTCAAAGATAGATATACTATAGAACAGTGGAACGCATTGAACCACAAAGCATGTGAGGAGTTAAAGAATGCAGCACGACTTTAGTATAGTATTTGACACTGACAACCCTTTATGGCAAAGAGTATTAGATATCTTCGCAAAGAATGAGAAGTATGATAAGAAGGTAGTAAAGCACCGTAATCTGCATCATAAATTTCCTAGATCTTTCTCAAAGGCATTAGGTGAAGAAGTAGATAATGATAAGGACAATCTTATTTCCCTTTCATTGGCGGATCACTTTCTTGTACATTACTATTACTATCTACTTGCAAAGAAAGGTTACAGACAATCAATGGCATTGGCATTTAGATTGATGGCACGTAAAGGCATGAAGTATATTACGCCTGAGACAGCTGAAGCAATAGCCAAGGACTATGAAGAAGCGGTTGAAATTTCAAGACAAGTATTTCAATCTGATGAATTTAAAGTAAAGTTGTCAGATGCTAATAAAGGTAAGCATTTATCCGATGAAACTCGTGCTAAGATGTCTAAATCGCGTCAAGGATTGCTTAAAGGAAGAACTTTCTCTGACGAGACCAGAATGAAGATGTCTGAGGCAAAGAAAGGAAAGCCATCTAAGTTAAAGGGACATAAATTATCTGAAGAACACAGAAAGCAAATTTCAGAATCACAGAAAGGTAAACGTACAGGCAGTGATAATCCGTTCTTTGGACATACGCATACAGAAGAAACAAAGCAACGGTTGTCAGAACTAGCAGCTGGGCGAATATTTAGTGAAGAAACAAAGAGAAAGCAGTCAGAAGCAGTTAAAGAATGGTGGGCTAAACGAAAGCAAGGAACCTAATTATTAAGTATAGAAATATTTAAGGAGAATTCATGTCTATCTCACCAAGAACCATGATTAAAGAAGCGTGCTGCAGAATTAACCTTGTACCACGCCGTCAAGCACCACAAGGCGATGTACTTGAGAGCGGATTTCGTCTATTGAAAGGCATTGTCTCTAAGTACAATTATGACAATTTGCTGGCCTGGACGCAGAACAACATAGTAGTTCAGAATAGTCAGAAGATTCATATCTATGACGAATCTGATACATTGAGCGAACGACCTGACTATGATAAGATGCAGCACGTACATCTCGTAAATGTAGCAAGAATCAACAGCATTTATCTGCAGACAGAATCAGAAGAACTACATGCTAAGTTGGAATTTGTACCCGCAAGTGACTTTGATAAGTACTCAAGCGGTTCAAGAGTATTTACTTATACTCAGAAGTCAGAAGGTGAATGGCTCATCGAGATTAAGCCGGTTATCAGCAGAATGACTGGATATGAACTGAAGATTCACTACAATGAAGGTATTGACTTTGACCTTGATACAGAACTGTTCATTCCTGACAATTATGTAGAATTGCTTATTGTTGCCCTTGCTCATAAGCTTGCATTGCAGTTCCCTAGATTGGATGACGCTCAAATGAGCAGATTGGAGAATGAAGTAAGAGTATTGGTAGACAATGTCCGTACGCCTAAGGCTGAAGACAGATTGATTGCTCGTTCAGATTACTTCGGTTATGGTCACCGATTGACTCAAGCAGAACTTCAAGCAGGTACTTATCTTTAAGGAGGACAAATGGCATCTCAATGCAGACTTGTTGAGAACATTGCTGGTTCTATTACGAAGAGCAACATAGTGAAGATCGGACTTGGAGAATCGGTGAACATGTTCCTTGAACGTCAGAACGCCAATGAACATTCTTGTTCTATGGTAATGAGAACAGTCCAAGGCGAAGTAAAGGCAGCAGACATCTCTGGTAAGTGTCGTGGTATGTACCGAGTATCAAGAGGATTGGATAATAAGCCAGTTCTCTATGCTGTGTATGACAACAGCCTTTACTTGATTACAGAAGAACATAGAGTGCATCGCATTGCAGAAATTCCATCCGTAGGTACAGAATGTCACATGACAGAAACTGGTGGATATGGCAGTGCTCACCCACATTTGGTAATCGTTGATGGTTCAAATGTATATGCAGTCAATACCGGTCTTTCTGTTGGTGACCAGCAAATGGACTTCAGAACTATCGCATTGCCTAACAGAGTAAATTCCAATACATTGATTCATCCGACTCATGTTGCTTACTTGTACGGTTACTTGATTGTCAATGACGCTGGTACAGATGCATTCTATACTTCATATCAGTATCCATTTGAAATTGAAGATTCAGAGGATCCAGCATTCTATCTTAAGCGTGAACAGTTCATTAACTGGTGGATGAACTTGACAGATGAACAGAAAGAACAGTATAAGAGCGGTGAGTTGAGCAACCCAACATACCAAGAATTCATTGATGGTACTGCTGATGATACGCCTGAGAAGTATGACGTATTCCGTATTGGTACAGTAGAATATGCAAAGTATGGATTCGTTACTTACTCAGAATGGTGTCCTGATAATACGATTGCCCTCTGCTCTAACGGTTCAAAGCTCTATACATTTGGCGAACGTTCATGGCAAGTATTCTCATATAATGATGACAAGAACAATCCGTTCTCCTCACCTGATAACGCAGCAGGTAACATCGGTATCAAAGCACCAAACTCACTTGCTATGCTAGGTAATTCTGTACTCTGGTTGGGATCTTCTGATATTGGCGATAACGGTATCTTCATGATATCTGACACTACTATCAAGCGAGTATCAACTCAGGACATTGAACGTGAGATTACTCAGTTGAAGAATCTGGATAACGCCTACAGTTCAATCTGGCAAGAACATCAGCACGTATTCTACAGCATTACATTTGAAGACAGTCAGAAGACATTTGTCTATGACATTAATGAAGACGCATGGCACTACAGAGCATCGTATGACAGCAAGAACTACCTGACTTACTGGAAGTACAATCACGTTACATTTGCTTATGGCAGACAGTATGTTGGTACGAAAGACGCTCTTTGCTATATGGACGATAATTGCTATACAGAACATGACGGTACATGCATTTACAAGATGAGACGCGGTTCTGTATTGACTTCTAATGACCAACCATTCTACATTGATATGCTCAGACTGATATGCAATAACGGTCAGCATTCATTCAATGACCAGTATGACGACTTGGAGTTGAATCCTAGAGTATCATTCAGATATTCATGGGATGGCGCTACGTTCAGTGACTTCGAGGATGAATACCTTGGAAAGATTGGTCAGTACGAATATGATACTACACTGTTCGGTTGCGGTATGGGAAGATACTTTACTTTGGAAGTATCAACTACTGAGAATGTGCCTTTGGCTATTGAGAATCTTCAGATTAAATGGTCACCTTGCTCATTGATGTAGAGGGAATGATATGGACATTAAAGTTATTCGTTATGACGAATCTAACCAGAATATAGAGGCACTTAAAGGTCAGTATGGGCAATACGGTGACAAGAAAGGCTCGTTCACCGTTGTCAAGAACCTCCTATTCGTGAATCTATATTCTGGTGCAGTGTATCAGAATGAGAAATTGCCTTCTGTGTATGATGGATTCCTTACATGCTCAGATGGCACTATCATTGAAGTAAAGAATTCCATCCTGAATGCAAAGCTGGATAAAGGCGTTACTGCCTTTGGCGTGCTTGTCCTTCAGAAGTGGAATTGACACACCTATTTATGAATTAAAGAAGGAGAATACGATGATTCCTTTGATAGCAGCAGGTATTGCAGCAGCTGGTTCACTTGGTGGAGCAATCTATTCCTCATACAAGCAAGGTGAGGCTCAGAAAGCAGAACTCCAAGCAAGAAAGGAAGCCGCTGCTGAATTGAAGAGACAAGGACAGATCACGGATAATGAATATAGCAAAGTGATTTCCGACATTGAGAATTACTATGCTAACCGTGGCAGCCTTGGTACTCAGAATGACGTAAATGAATATAAGCAGGCTCTTGCTGAATACAATCCTGAAGATTATGCAGCAACTGACCCAGGATTTAACTATGACAAGACGAAAGAAGACTTCATTAATCCCTATTACAGCAGAATCATTGGCGACACTGCTAATCAGATCCAGCATAGTGCTGCTGGCGCTGGACTTGGCAGAGGTACTGGCGCTGCTCTTAACATAGCAAAGGGAGTTAGTGAGAAGTCTGATGAACTGTACAGAACAGCAATGAGTGACTATACTCAGGATAGACAATTTGCCTATACTCAGTATCAAGACGCTCTCCGTAATGCTCAGAACAGACTTAATGCCATTCGTCAAGGTACAGAATATAAGATGGGACTTCAAGGCAACCTTGCTCAGGATTACTTTGCTAATCAAGATGCTCAGATGAGTGACGTAATGAAGGCTCAGCAAGATCGCTTGAACGCTCAGACGCAATATTCTATGGGCATGGCTGGCCTTTACTAAGGGAGGAAATGATGTCAATTTACGATGGAAATAGAATAAATTACGGTTCTGCTATTCAGGCTATGATTCAGAATGCAGAACGTGGCGGACAGATCCGTTCTAACTATCAGAAGCAGCAAGGCGAACTTTGGGGCAATACTATGAAGGACTTGTCTGGTGCATTTGCTCGTGGTCTTGTTGCCTACAATCAGATGAAAGAACCTTCATATGATTACGAAGAAGCAATCGAGATGCCTGAAGGTGCAGAATATGCACAGATTCCTGGATATACATATAGTACGCCAGTGAATGACGAAGCAGATGCAGAAGAATATCTCAAGTATGTTAAGGCAATGCAAGGAATAGGAATGTTCGGTCCGTATGCTGTAGTGAGAGGTACATACAAATGATGAATGAATATGATATTGCCCTTGGTCTACAAGATCTCAAGGCAGATCCACGCTTTGACATGGCTACTTTGAATTACATTCTTACTGGAGATAGAAGTGGTTATGATGTAATTGCTCAGACAGCAATGCAGAAGAAGCAGATGGAGAATGCTCAGGAACTTGCTAGAGCACAGAAGCTTGCCGAAGAAGAATACAAGAAGGACGAACTTCAGAAGAATTTGCGACTTGCAGATGCTGATTTCTTTGCAGCAGAGACAGCATTGCAGAAAGATCCACATAATCCTGTACTTCTTGCTAACTTCAATCGTGCTAAGGCTAATCGAGAATATGCAGAACAGAGAGTTGGCAGACAGTTGCCAGCTGTTGCCCAGTCTGCTGACGTTCCTGCTGCTCAATCTGCTGAAGTAATTCCAGAACAGCAACCAACATTTACCAATCAGGAATTGACTGCCAACATTGAAGAAATCCTTAAAGGCGAACATACAAATGAATCTGCTGCTAAGGCTAATGCATTGATTGGTCAGATTGCCGATCCTGCTACGCAAGAACAGTACAAGCAGAAGATGCTTAACCGTGGTAAGACTAAGGAACAGAAAGCCGCTGATGCTGAGGCTAGAAAGTTGCAGGCAGCAAAGGAACTTAAAGAGGCTAATACCGTCTACAAGAATACTGGTAAGTATGACATTACAAAGTATGATCTTAAGTTCAAAGACAAAGTACCTTATCTTGTTCGTAAGGAGAAGAAATGAGTGATGAACAGCTAACAAGAATTGCTAATCAGTTAGGCGTGATTGACCAGGATCTTCTTGGTCAGTTCATTGCTGCATCTGATAAGGAGAAATGGCTAGTAGATAACGCTGGCAGATTGGAAGGCTATTCTGATTTCACTGACAATTACAAGAACATTGCAGATTTCATTGGTGACCGTAATACTCGCCTTGCGAATTTCTATAAGGACATGGAAGGCAAGGAACCGTCAGAAGCAAGACTGTACTCATTTACGAATAAGAATCCTGACATTTCTGCAGATGATGTAAAGCAATGGTTCGCAAAGACAAATAACTATAAGGAAGATGAACTCAAGCAAAGAGAATATGACTATCAGAGAGCAAAGCGTGCTGATGAAGTAAAGAATCTAGGATTCATTAAGAATCTGTTGACTTCTGATTACTCTAAGCAGCGTTACATTGATGATCCGACTACTTCTGTGCTTGGCGGTTCACAGTTCAATCCTTACTCTTCTGAAGGTCAGTCAGAATTGAGAGACCAGATCCTTGGATTTACTGGTGCTGTTGGTGACGCATTTCCTGGTGCAGGATCGTTCGTTGGTCCAGCAGTTAGAGGTGGTCGTGATGCCTATCATAAGTATTCCAATGAGAAGTACAAGCCAGAAGGTTCTGTATTGAGATCATTACTTGGCGATGTGATGGTCAATGCCGGCGTGGAATACATGCCTACTTTGATACTCAACAGAGCAAAGAAATTTACTGGTAACGTTGGTAGAGGTGCTAAGTATATTGGTGACATCGTTGAGACTAACAGAGTAATGAAGAATGATGAATTGCTCAATCAGTCACACAAGGCTATGGACGACATGCTTAACGCAAAGATCTATGACGACAATACTATCTACAACAGCATTCGTTCATTGCCAGATTCTGAGTATAAGTCTGAATTGCTCAACAGTCTCAACCTTGAGAAAGGCGGATTCCGTGACGCCATCATTCCAGTGCAGCGCAAGTGGAGAACAGAATTGTCACCTGATGTACAGAATGCTTGGTTGAGCGTTAAGGAGAAAGGCTATGAATTACCATCTCAATCTTCTAAGCACTTCCTTGACAAAGTATACGCACCTAAGTTGAGTGGAACTCAGAATAAGATTGCTGCTATCCTCAGAGCTGGTGAGAATGTCGGTCCTGCTGCTGTGAAGATTACTTCTACTCCTGAACATCCAGTTGAGGACAATAAGCAGTCAAGAAAGGATTGGTACAAGCAGAACTATGCTCGTGACTGGTCTATGGGATTCAAGCCAAATGAGAAAGAAGGCGACCCACTTTGGGAAGCATACAAAGAATGGTTAGAAGGAAAGTAACATGCGTCAATTCGATTTGTGGAACAGATATAAAGACAATAACGGTAACCCGCTACATGGTGCCGTGCAGTTCAATGTAAAGGACGGTAACACGCCTGCTCCTATCTTCAGTAGAGATGGAACAGCACTGAACAATCCGATCCTTACAGACATCTATGGTAGAACTGCTCAACAGGTATTCATTAAAGCGGATGTTACTGCTTATTTCTATAAGTACATTGGTCCAGGTTCATTCGAGAATCTCCCAGCCAATGGAATTAATGTCAATGACCCATCACTTTGGGCACTTCAGTTCTCATGCGACAATGTATTCAGTGGAGAACAGCACATCGTTACAGATTCTGCTCCTAATATTGGTACTATTGCAGAATTGAGAAGCACAGATGTTGATACTATCGGTGAGACAGACGGTGAGAAAGTAATTACTTTGCTTGGTTACAATGAGATTGGCGATAAGGAACCAATCAATTACATTTGGGACGCAGAATCTCAGGTTAATGACAACGGTGGTTCTGTGATTAAGAATGACGACTTGATTACTGGCCGTTGGATCATGGTTCAGCCTACTGAACATTGCGACAGCAGACACTTCGGCGTATTCCCACAGGATTCGTCTAACTGTGATGACCAGTCATACGGTATTACCAAGCTCTTCGAGTATTGCCTTGAGAAAGATATCCGACCATTCTTTAATGGTTCAGAAGATTTCCGTTGGTTCAAGTATCATGACATCAACGTTCAAGCAACAGTAATCGATGTTACTGACTCGACCAGATTCAATGACTCAGGATCTAATATGATTACTGGTGATTGGAATGGCAACCCAAGATTCGTGAATAGAAGCACTTCTATTACAGCGAAGTTCGTAAAGACAAGCTGGAATGCACTTAGCTTCACAGGATATGAGAAAGTAATCATTGACGCCTTTACTCCAAAGATTAACTTCGAGAACGCAGAAGTATTCGTTAATGTAGATGTAACGAATAAGAGATTCACTAACTGTGAGATTCATTCCGATGAACATATTGGTTCTGGCTGTGAGATAGTTGAATGCGACATTACTGGTCAGATGTTCAATGCTTCATTTGATGCAGACGGAATGATATATGACTGCCGTTATGACATTGATGACTTCAAAGGCAAGTTGGATCTGTATAAGGTAATCCGTTGCTCGACCGATAGTAATCCATTCTTTGACTATCGTAACTACATCAATGTCGGAATGCCCTATGCCGTCTGTGAAGAGAACAAGATCATCAATGACTCAATCTTCGTGGACAATCTCAAGAACGCACTTACTACATTGGTAGAACTTGAGCAGATTCCTTCTGTGCAGACCATTACATTGGAAGACAGCACAGGATACTATGCTGCTCCTACTGGAACAGTTCTTCACTTGAAGTCATGCGTTGCTAAGGTTAAGTTGACCGATGGAGTAACACTCATTGCAGAAGACTCAACGATTGACCTTGATGAGACTGTGCCTGAGGTATTGCCAACTATCAGTCTTCGTAACTGTACTTTGACTGGTCCTGGTTCATACAGACTTGCTAACTTCTCAGCTTATGACAGCACTATCGCTACTCTCATTACAGCTCAGAATACGTTCTTGAAAGGATGCCAGATTAACAGCAACTATACATTGATTCCTAAAGCTGGTATTGCTCAGACTGCAACGTACATGGGTGAGTCTGTTACTGTAGACCAGTTCATTGGTGGTTACATTGACAGCAATATCTTCAATGCTAAGTTAATCATTGATGGTCAGGATACTACTGCCGACCATGTATTGGTAGACGGACTTGTCATTAAGGACAACCGTTCAAATGCAGAATCTATCAATGCTTGGGAAATCAAGAGAAAGGGCGCAATGAATTCCGATAGACAGAACACATACTCCTTTACAGGAAATACTGGTGGATTTGTCTGCAAGATGACATTGAACCATGTACCTGTGGAAAGAACAAACTTCCCAACTGCTAATGGTAATCTCTGTGTTCCTCAGTCTCCGTCTATCCAAGGTGAGGCGTATGTTGGCACATTCCAGCACGCGACCAATCTAACTGGCGATCCTGAAGATCCTAACTACGTTGATGATTACAGCAAGTACTTTACTACAATGAGAATGTTCGTAATTGGTCAGTATGATGCCGAAGTAGATCTTGAGTTCTCAGTTCTTGAATATCCTAATGATGGTACAGACAATATCAAGATCCAACCTAACCAAGTATACTATACTAGTGGTCAAGGAACTAAGCTCAATTATCTGGTAACTCCATCTGTAGTTCGTGCTCACTTGTCTACTGACACTAAGTACTCAACGATTGATAACACGCACAACTTTGTCATTGCAGACCTTGGTAAGCAGCCAGGAGCTAATGATGAATGGCAGATTCGTAACTTTAACCTTGGTCAGCTAGGGATTGTACCAGATTCTGAGTATTCCTATGCCTTGAGACTCGGTATCAGACAGTTGGACAAAGACTAACCTATTTATGAATGGTAAAGAGGATTTATGGAAGATTACGAAATCATAGAACAATGTAATGAGTTCCTAACGAAATCAGACGCCCGCTACAACGTTACTATCCAGCGTGCTGTGAATGACATGAAGCGATATTCTGGCGACTTCTGGGACAAGGAATACATTAAGACGTATAAGAGAAAGAAGAGAGTAAATCTTGCATTGAACAACTGGAATCCTATGGTCAATGCAATCTCTTCGCCTATCTCTAACTCACCGTGGCATGTTGAACTCACGAATAAAGATGATCCAGCATTTGAGCAAGTTCAAGAAGGAATTGATGCCATTGAAGCAGATACAGATGTAAAGACTTCTATCGTTGATGCATTCCGTAAAGCAGTACTTACAGGTTACGGATTCCTTGTTACTACTACGGTAGAAGATGAATTCACAGGTGAACCGAAGATCTGTGTAGAATCTGCTTCTCATATTGACGCAATCGCATTGGATCCAAATGTTCTTACAGTTGATGCTTCTGACGCTGAAGAAGGTGCAGTAATCAACGTTATGTCATTGAAGAAAGCAAAGCGTCTCTATGGTGATGATGTTGTGCCTATGACATATCCTAACGCTCAGTGCATGATTAACTTCGGTCAGTTCACTCAGTGGAATATGCCGGAAGATTCTGTTGCATGTATCTCGTACTTCACAAAGAATGCTAGTGGTACGGTTGATTACTACAAGATCGTTGGTGATAAGATTGTAGATAGAGCAACATTGCCAATTAAGTTCATACCTATTATCAGATTGGCTGGTAACGAGATCTTCGAGAATGATACATTGAATTATAACGGAATCATTCAGCAGACTTTGCCTTTGGAACTTGGTGCCAACATTGCATATTCTTCACTCATTGAACGTGTCGGTCGTTCTGCTAAGGCTAACTACCTTATTAACGTAGATGCAGTAATGCCGAAGAACCTTGCTCAATGCAATGAAGATGATACTGCTGCTGTGTTTTGGAAAGGTGAACATCAGCCAGTTCCTCTCGTTGAACAGTTCCAGACTGGTGACCTTCAGGCTACTATCTCTACTTGCAGAACATTGCTTGAAGATACTGTAGGCGTACCGATGACAGGAATCATTGACCAGAGAGAAAGAACTGCGACAGAGATTCTACGTCAAGAGACCAGCAAGGAATCTAACACAGCGTCTTACTATAATAACGCTTATAAGGCAATCCGTACTCTTGGTAGAATATTCATTGAATTGCTCAACAACGGCGTTGATTTGAAGTTCACATTGGAGAATGGACCGTCTGTAATTACTCGTGAAATGAAGGCTCGTCAGGAACTTTCTGCTATGGGAACAATCATGCCTGATGAAATGAAGCCAATTCTCGCTAAGTACTTTGCAGATACTCTCAAGAATGAACTTGGTACAGAATTGTCGGACAACATCGTTGCTAACCTTCCACCTAACGTTCAGTTCGTATCTAAGGACCAAGACCCTGCTGCAATTCATACTATGAAGCAGATGCAGGCAGTAATGGATGAGACAATGACTGAACTCGAGAAGAGCAAGGCTGAAGCAGCAGAATTGAGACAGCAGTTGAATACTTTGCAGATGAGCATGCTTAATAACCGTGAACAGAGAATCCTTGACTTCAATAAGTTCAAGATTCAGGAACAGGATAAGATGATGCTTGAGACTGCTAAGCTTGAACAGAACGGAGTTAAGATCGAGACTGACGCAATGGCTAAGCAACAGGAAATGAATCTCAAGGCTGCAGAATCTGAAATGGCTAAGGCTCAGAATGAGACAAATACTGAGATTCGTGAACAGGAAGCATACGTTGCTGGTGTTGAAGATGCTGTTAACGAAATGATAGGAGGATAAGATGCTCTTTAATATTCTAACAGGTCCTAACTACAGTTACAATGCCTTGAAGTCAGGTAACCCTCTTGCTCGTGAAAGACAGACCGAGAGGGAACATACCGAACTGTTGGATCCAAGGAATCTACCTGACTATTATGATCTTGTACTTGCGGGTATGCCAGAAGCAGCATTGAAGGCAGCAGCTGAAATCCGTGAAGCAGAATCACCAAAGTACTGGAATGATCCTAGACCTAGACGACCAATTCAATCGTCTTCGTCTTGGGTTCAAGGATTGCAGTATGATCCTATCTCACAGGTCTTGACTATGAACGGATATGCCTGTGCTGCAACTCCTGAAGATGTACAGAAGATACTTGAAGGCAATTACTTGTCAGGTAACGGTTCTGTGGGTAGATCATTGATGAATTTATGGCGAACTAAAGGAACAGGAAAGAATTCTGGCCTTGGTGCATTGCCGCGTTAGAAATTAACTAATTATGAATAGTACAGCTGGAACGAGGCTGGCTGTACTATTATTTCATACCTCGGTTAAGGAATGACAACCTTTATGCCAATGTCAACAGAAGAAGCCTTGAAATATTTGGAAGGCAACAATAAAGCCAGTGAACCCGAACAGAAAGTAGAATCTACCCCATCAGTTGATGATACTCCTGCGTCTGATTCTAAATCACCTGAGAACGTCGCTCAAGTTGAAGATAAAGCTGAACCGGCTGAAGTAAAGCAGCCAGACAATGACGGTAAGCCTGCTGAAGATACCAAAGGAAGTGATGAGCCTAAGGAACCGGAAGTTAAGGTTGATGATAAGAAGGATGAACTCTCTAAGAGAGATTATGCCTTTATTCGCGAGAAGCAGAAGCGTAAAGAACAGAAAGCAAAGTATGAAGCACGCATTAAGGAGTTGGAAGAAGAACTCAAGAAGCGTGATGGACTAGAGGCAAAGCACTTTACGAAGGAAGATGGTTCTGCCGATCCGGAAGCATATATCAGAAATGAATTCGCAAAGCGAGACATGACAGACGAACTGAATCGCATCAAGCAGCAAGACGCTGCAGAACAGAATCAGTTAGCCGTTGAACAGGATAGAATCATTACTGAGCATTGCTTCCAAGGTAAAGAACTTGAAGACTATCGTAATTTGATTGAGTCTAAGGGTTCTGCATTTGCTGCTGCATTGAAGGAACATGATAAGAATGATGTCGTTCTGAACTATCTCGATACTCTTCAGGAATATCCGATCGTTCTCAAGGAACTCATGACTAACATGGACACATTACGCCGTCTGTTCAGAAGCAAGGATCCTGATACTCTCAAGCATAACATTGAGAAGATCTCAGGCGAAATTCTTGATAAGGTTCATACTAAGCCGCAGTCTGTGGAAGTTCCTCAGTCTACAGTTGAACCGAAGAAAGCGCTTCCAGTCATTGGAAAGCAAATAACAAATCAGACAACAACCGTTGAACCTACTGTCAAAGATAGACAGTACTGGAACAACTATCTAAGAAATCATCCGCATGGATAAGGAGAAATAAATCATGGCTAATGTATGGGGTACAAAGAAATATAACGACCTTGTTGCTCTTAGAGCAGCTGAAGTTGGTAGCTATCTCACTATCTGTTCTGACTCTCGTCTAGCAGATCAGTTGGTAGGCAAGCGCAATGATATTAACGACATGGAATTTGTCGTTCGTGACGCTGGTAAGTATGTCAAGGGTAAGGATATTACCGGACAGTCTTCTAACCTCGTTGAACGTAAGGTTAAGATGTCAAGCTTCTACGGCAACGTAATGATTGACACTGACTACGTTGAAGCAGTTACAGACGTTAACTGGGACAAGGAAATTGCTATTCCTAATGGTAAGGCTCTTGTTGAAGGTCTCGTTCAGGACGTTATTGATAACGATCTTGGCCGTCAGAACACTGCATTCGTTGGTGTAGGCTTCTTGCCGTTGACCAAGGCTGATGCATTCCTTCGTTCTATCACTTCCGAAGAACGTCATGGATTCATTGACCCGCAGATTGATTCTATCGTATCTGCTGCTGGTAAGGGATTCGCACCAGTTGATGCAGAACCGCTCTACAAGAAAGGTATGCTTGGCAAGATGGGTACTGTTGAATACCACGAACAGCAATTCCTTCCATCTCTCGAAATCTCTAAGGATCTTGAGAACGCACTTTCTACTGCAACAGTTACCTCTTATACTCAGGGAGCAACTGCTGACGTTATCCAGACTTCTGTTGGCGAAGTAATTCCTAAGGGAACTCCGTTGTTCATTGAAGGCGTCTATGCTACTAACCTTGTTGGTAACAAGACTAGCTCTTTGAAGGCATTCATTGCTATTGAAGATTCTGTTGATGGCGCAGTTAAGGTTCGTCCTGTTGACTTCGCTGGTCAGGGCACTAAGGAAGCAATCTTCGCAGACAAGACTAACGTCACTGCTGCTGGACTTGCTAACAAGAAGCTCGTTAACGGCCTTAAGGAAGGTTCATACTTCTGCGGTATCATCCGTGCTAAGGGTGCATTCGAGTTCGATGCACTCAAGAAACAGGATTGGTCTAACGCTGACCTTACCTCTGACTCTGTTGAAGGCGTGATCGTTCATACTGCTCGTGCTGTGAACGTTGAAGCTGGTACCAACAAGACTCGTTGGGCAATCGTTGCATTGGCTCAGACTGTTGAACCAAGGGCAGCTACTTACGTCTGCATCAAGGACGCAACTGCTAACTTGATGTCAATGTAATCTGACGAACAGGTAAGAATTAACCCCGAAGCAGTAGCCTCGGGGTTTCTTTGTCTTAACGGTTAAGCAATTCTATTACTTTAGGTAAGTAGTTATTCGCCCATCGCTTATTGAGATAGTCCCATTGATACTTGAGAATTTCATTATAATGCTCATTTGCTCGGTCCACAATGAATTTGATTGTCTGTGGAGTAGCGTTACATGGAATCTTCTGATAGGGATGAGCACCAGCATACGGAGAACCTGGGAAGTCATTAACGAGACAGACTCGACCTACAGCAGCAGACTCAAGATACTTAAGGTCAGACTTGTTACGATTGAACTCATTGTCAGCAAGTGGAGCGATAATGAATCTTACATTCCTTGTCTCTTGATAGAACTGCGGTGGGTATAGTGCCATTGAGCAACCTGGGAATGTCTTTACTGGCTTAAGGAAGTATGGCGTGAGTGCCTTATTCATTACGATCTGACCAGATAGATACTGAATCAGTGAAGTAGAGAAGTCACCTTGCTTCTTATTGACATTGTCAAAGTGAGAATGAGATCCTGCAAAGTAGAAGATATTCTCTTTAGGTGGTTGAGAGAATGGGAAGAACCAATCTTTATATGATAGCATGTTAGGAAGGACAACGATCTTCTCTTCAGGAACGATTCCCTTGAGATTCTCCTTGATTCTTTCCGTAGAGACAGTAACGACATCGGCAAGGATATTGAGATACTTCTTCATGTCTATAAGATTCTGTTCTGCATTGTTCTTCCCACGGCAAGGATTGAAGTCTGGAAGTCCAGTGCCGTCAATCGGTGAAGTCCAGACCATATCATCATAGTCTACAATGAACTTCTGCTTGGTTGCCTGCTTGAATCCAATCAATTTCTGGAATAGATCTTCTGTGGTAATTCTCTGTGTCCATACTACTTTAGAGTTGGGTACTGCTCGCCACCTACCCGGTGGCATGATTGAGACATCTTCATTC